TAATCCTTATAATTTAAGTATTAAATTAACAATACAAGTAATAGATTATTATCCTGAAAGAACAAATTTTATAAATAGCATTCCAAATGTAATAGGACAAACATTTGTTGGTGCAATCAATTATGACACAGATTGTCGTATAAAAAATGGTAATAATCCTAATTTTGTAGGATTATTAACAAGTTTTGGAAATGTTGATAATGAGATAACAGTTCCAGCATTTTTAAATTATACACCACCAAATTCGACAGATACAGAGATGTATTTTCAAACAATAGAAACAAATGCTTTTGCTGAAGTTATATTAAGAGTATATTTTTGTAAATTTTATTATTATGTTTCAGGTTCAAATTTAACTTTATTAAATATTTATATTAAAAGATATTTATTTGTAATAAAACCAAATCAAGAATGTTTATATCAAAAAAATAGTATTCCTGTTTGTTTAAATCAAGCAAATATAACACAAGCATTATTTATTACATATCCTGATACATTATTGCCATTTAGTATTAAAATATATAATTTTGAATATGGATTAAATCAAATTGTATTAGATGGATTAACAGGAACAGCAACTGATGCTATAATTGTTAAAAATTATGTAATGAGTTTAGTAAATTCTCTAAATTAAATATATAAATTATCTAAATGTTAATTAATAGTCGTTATAAAAAATAAAAAAAAATAATATATATATATATAGTGAAAAATGGGTAAAAAAAAATGTGTGCCTTGTGCGCCAATTAATTGTAATCCACAATCTTATTATTGCACTTATCCAAATAATACTTTATGTACTAATATTACAAGTAATATTTATATAACAATAACAGATTTCTCAACTGAGATTAATGGTGCTCATTTAATAATTGATAGTCAAAAAAATATTTTACCAACTGGATTACCACCACCACCAGGAACTACTGCAAATTATAATATATACACATCTAGTGTAGGAATTTATGTGAATGGTTGTCCTGGTTCTACATTAGATAGTTTTTTTATTAATTATAATAACTATACAAGTGATCTATTTACTATGGCTACAATACCATATGGAAATCCTAATAACTTTTTAGGAAATTCATTGCCATATTATTCTTTTGGAGGAACAGGATTAACAAATTCAGGTGGTATTATTGTTAGGTCAAATAGTCCATATCAATTAAATAATACATTTAGAGTAATAATAAATACTGTTAATACAACAACAAATGTTGCTATTAATAGTGGTGATAATGTTTTAACAGAAAATTATAAAGACACAATAGTTAGAACTTATTATGCTGATTTTTATTGTAATGAATTACAAAATGGTTATTTTTCAAGTATTGGAATTATATCAACATTAATATTAAGATTAAGTAATTTAAATCCTGCCCCTCCTACACCAAATATATATAAAACAGCAATTCTAAAAAATTCATTTTATAGTTTTGGAACTAATCAATCTAATGTGCCAACAGGAAGTGAAACTTCTCAACAATATTTAACTAAATTAATTAATAAAGATAATGATCTAAATTTACAAATTGCTTTAGACGCTATTAAATGGTAATTATTTATTCTAATAAAATACTTTGAAATTGTTTAGAACTATCGACACATTGTTTTGGTGTATCTTGAATAAATTCACTTGAATAAAAAGGAACAGGTTTTATTTGATTAGGACTAATTGGAACATCGCCACGAATATCGTAACTCATTATTTTAGAAGGATTACAATAACGAGTTGGTATATAAAAATACATATGTTCTTTAATATCATTATTTCTAATAAATAAAGTAATTATTAAGATAGCGATTAAAATAAATATAAAAAATTTCATTATATATTATTATTATTATTTAAAAATTAAAAAATAATAATGAATTAACTTATTAAATAAAAATGGAAAATATAAATTTTAATGATACTTGGGTGCTTTGGTCACACGAAATAACAGAAAATGATTATTCATTACAAAGTTATACAAAACATTTTGAAACAAATAATTACAAGGATTTTATAAATAAAATGAATTTAATTTGTAATGACAAAGATAATATAGAATTAAATAGTGTATGGATAAAAAAAATATGGTTTTTTATGAGAAAAGATATAACACCAAGATATGAAGATGAAAAAAACATAAATGGTTCATATTGGAGTTATCGTGTTAATAAAAATTATAGTTACACAACATTGTTTAGTTTATGTATACAATTAATGGGAGAATGTTTATTTCAAGAAATAGGAATAATGCAGAATGTAAATGGAGTATCAATTAGTCCTAAAAATAATACAACAACAGTTAAAATATGGTTTAGTGAGTATTATGAACCAAGTAATAGTATAAGATTACAATATGTAATACCAAATATAGATCCAAATAAACATAAAGTGGGTATTAATAAATGATTTTTTAATTTTGACTTCCAATTATATTACAATTTTTAATTACACTTTGGAAAATGTTTTGAGAACCTTGAATGATCATACCATCAGAACAACTAGCGAGATTGTAAGTATCAGGAGTAGTATATACATAATCTAATTCAGGTAAAGGTGTAGTTACTAAGAAACTTTTTCTTGAAAAATTAATTGGATCAGGCACAACTTTAATTTGGATATGGTAATTATCAGACATTGAATTAGGATTTAGATTATAATTACTACATCTATTAAAACATTTATCATTACATTTTTTTTCACTATCTAATTTTAGATAATACCATTTATTATCTGAAGTGTGTAATACTCTAGGACCAACTAAAGGAGAACATAATAACTCTTCACATACTGTGTCTTGATCATTATTATCAAAATGAGTAGCAAAAATATATATATTACTACTTCTTTGAGATTTAAGTGCTCTATATGATTTTGGAATTGTATCTGAACCAACAATACAATCACAATTATACTCTGAATGTGAACATACATTATTATTTAGTTCATCATATACATTACAAAATTTGCGAATTATATAAAAATTATATACTTCACCGATAGCAGTGTTTTTTAATATTGGTAACCTAATAAAAATATCATTTGCTGGAACATATCCATTTATTCCATCTATTTGATTAATTCCTTGAATTAATGGTTCTGGAATATTAAAATTGGCAACTTTTCTTTCGAATGGGTTTATATATATTGAATCATATTTATTATCAATACTTGACATATCAAAATTCCATTTAAATATACCAAGTGTATTTATACATTCAAATCGAATTCTTGCGTGATCATATAAAAACACTTTTAATCTATCAATTACACCTTGATATTCTGGATCAGTTAATGGACTAAATGTTTTTTCTCTAAATGAACCAGCATTATTATTATATAATACAAATAAAGCATAATTTTTAGCAGTTACTAAATTTCCATTTACTAGAATTGAATCTTTTCCTCTAATAGTTACAATTGCTGTATCTTTAGAACCCAATTTAACATCCAAATCTCTTATTATATCAGTGTCAATCGTTTGAATATTTGTTCCTTGGGTATATTGTAATGACGATGTAGTTGCGATATTAAAATTTACATTAGGAATTCCAGTAGGTCCTGGTGGTCCAGGAGGTCCTTGAACAGTAATAACTCTTGTTCTTCCATTTCCATTGCTCATTTTATATTATATTATATATTATATAATATAAAAAGAAAAATGTTTTTATTTAAATTTAATTTACTATTAAACGCAAGTATTAATTTTATGATTAAATAACTTGGTGTAATTATTTTGTATCTTTGTCTCTATATTATTTAATGTATTTCCATTATTTATATTTTTATTATACAATATTGTATTTTCCAATATTTTATAATGAATTGTATTGTAATAATTATATTTTCTCAATTCTAATGACAAATTACTATTAATATCATTTTTATATATATATTTATTATATAAATTATCTAATACATTCTCATTTAATTCTTCATTCTTTATCTGAAAATACATCAATGATTGATTTAAATATGGATATATTTCTTTATTCATTATATATATTTATACATTTTTTATTAATTAAACAAAAATTAAATCATTAAAATCGCATTCAGCGATTTTAATGATTTAATTTAATCTACCTCCAGTGTGTGTATTTAATTTATATATTATTCCTATATTTTCTTTATTTATTAATATATTACTATAAAAATCATTATATATATGTTTTATTAATTCTCTTTGTAAAAATCTTTGTTTATCAAATAACATAAAATTTTCCTTTATCATATCATTTTCATTTATAACATTATTTACACACACTAAATTTTTATTTTCTATCATACAATTAACTTTATTAATTAATTGACAATATTCATTATTATTTTCAATATCTTTATCATTATAATAAAATAATGATATATAATTATTATTACAATTTTGTAATCCAATTTGTTTTTGTAATAAACTATCCATTTTATTTGTTATAATAATTTTATAATTTATTTTAATAATAGTCAAATTCACTTGTTCAAAATATTCAACTATTTCTTGTTTATTTTTTAATTGATTAATATCACATATAATTATCCATTCTAATGTTAATATATTATAATTCTCATATATCTTATTAAATTTTTCTAATAATAATTTTATTCTTTTTTGATAATTAGAAATATCTAATTTTATTAATGTTAATATACTAACTAATATATCTTCTGTAAATCTTATTTCATTTTTACATATATAATATTTTTCACTTTTTTTTATATAATTATTTTCTATTAATTTATTTTTACCACAGGTATTAACTAGTTCCTGTGGTAAATTTATTTTACAAACTTTCTCACTTGTAATTCTTTTATACATTAAATCATAATAATTTTTATCAATCATTTCATTCGATTGTATATAACTAATTGGATCATTTTTAAAATTCTCAAAGTATTTTCTACATTTTCGTATGATTATATCTATATTATTATTTAATACAAAATCTACATTCTCAAATTTTTTAATATCATTAATGTCTCGAATTTGTGACGATATTATATAACTATTTTTTCTTTTATTAATAAACAACATTAATTTGTATATATCTAAATATTTTTCAATATTATCTGTATTCATTAATAATAATATTTTACTTTGACTTAATATATTTTCTAATTCAATATCATTATCTATTTCAATATCATTATTCTCATCTAAAAATACTATATGTTTATCTTCAAAATTATTAATAAATAATTGTTTTATACTAATTATATATTCATTTATTTTACCATAATATAATATATCAATTGGTTTTACAATATTTTCATTATTATTTTTATTAGATAAACTATATTGAATATCTAAATGTAGTATATTTGATAAATTAAAATTAAATATTTCATACAATTTATTATTTTCTTTATAAAAATCTATTACTTTATAACTCTTTTTTAATATATTAATGTAATTAATACTAAATTCTTTATTAATATAATATTCTAATTGAATGATAATTAAATGTTTAGGATAAATTATTTTATTAACATCTTGATACCAATGATTTAATCCAAAACATATATAAATATCACTTTCTCTTGTATATTCAGTTAAACAAAGTAAATTACTTATAATTATTACATTTTTATTTATTTTCACAATTTTATTATAAAATTCATTTACAATAATATTATATTTTCTATCATCATAACATATAAAAATCATTTTATTAATTTAATTAACATTTATATTTACAAATTGTTTTATTAATTCTATATCATAATTCATATCTTTTAAAATTTCATCATTCATATTATCTTTACTCTCATTATTCATATCATAATTTATATCTTCAATATCTTCTTCCATTTCTTTTTCTTCAATTT